AAGATTATAAACCTCACGACACAACATTCCGGAAGTAAAATCAAGACTTACCCGATCATCAGTTTTTTCTCTTACAATTTCAAGTTTTGGGAATGGTTCATCAGTAAAGCAAAGGGACCACTTTCTTGTTTTGTCGTCTTTACCTTTGATGTTGAATTTTGGTTTGTAAAGTTTGATAAGTTCTTCCTCTGTGATAATTGCCTCTTGTTCGGATGAGGTAATAACAAACTCAACGTCCCGGATACTCTCAACGAGTGTTTTTGTTTTTTGATCTGTATGATTTTTTTGGAAATAGGATGAGACCCTTTTAGGTAAAAACTTTGACATACCAACATAAATGATCTGGTCCTTGTCATTTTTGAAAAGGTAGCAACCTGGATTTTGTGGTATGTTTTTTAGTTTGTCCTGAATCATAAGACAAAGATAATAAAATTATTGATTCATTTCACTTTCCAATGCACAAATTTCACACTGAACCGCTTTCTTATCGCCAACAAAATACTTTTGACAAGTAATACATCTATTGGTGTAAAACCCAGGTGCAAATCCACCAATTGGGTATTTGTTTTTATTATATCTCTCAGTTGCAACAGATACGTTTTCTTTATCGGTGCCAAAAGTTTTATCATAAACTTTTTCAATTATTACAACATCGGAGTCTATAACATCAAATTCACTATCACCAATTGCTATAGTTTCAATTGTATAATCAACCCAACAATGATCTTCATTTACAAGTCTATTATTTAATAGGTTTTGAAATCTAACTGGGTTATTTGGACTTACCGGTGTTTCTCCGTGTTTATCAATTAAAACTAAATTACCATCTTTTAATTTTACTTTACCTATCATTTTTATTTTGTTTTTTTAGATAATTCTTGAAACTTTATTTTCCAGGTAACCTCAATTGGTGATATAATAGTTGACTGGTTGAAATAACCCAAATCTCTAATTAATTTATCTTGAAAATTATAGATCAATCTTTTTGCCGAAAATAGTTGATCTCTGGTCTCACAAGAATTAATAACTTTTTCAATCCAATTTGAGACATCTCCGTAGTGTGTACTTCTTTTTTCCATATTACAAATTTAATAATTAATTTTTGATAAATCAAAAAACCCCACAGTTTTTGTAGGGTTTCTATATTTTAGTGTTGTACTAAAATTATTGTTTGATGTTTAGAAAGGTTCCGGATCCACCAGCCATAGTGGTAGGAAGTTTCCCATCCCAGGCTGAAGCCTTAACAAACTCAACGTACAAAGGTGTTAATTCTTTTTGTTTAATCTTCATTGCCAGAGCCGCAGCATTTGCATTAATAATTGTTTTTGCGGAGTCACCTCTTGCAATTGCAATTTTTTCAAGAGCTTCAGCTTCGGCCACAAGTTTTCTTTGCATTGCTGCTTGAGCTTCCTGGACAGCTTTTGTCTTACCTTCAATTGCCTTTTGTAGTGATGTTGGTGGGATGATATTTGTTCTCAACTGGGACACAGTAAACCATTTAGCAACTCTTTTATTACATTCGGTTACAATTGCCGCCTCAAACTCTTCACGTTTATTAAAGATTGCGTCAACTTCCCACCGATTTGCAACGTCATTTACAGATGACACGATTGCATTTTTAAGCCAACCTTGTTCTATTTCTTTAATACCCAATCTCAAGTTTATAAACATATCACCAATTGATTCTGTTTTAAGTGAGTAGTTAAATGTTGGTTTAATTGTTGCCGCAAAACCACCTTTTGTAATTACCGTTTGTTCGTCGTACTCAATATGTTGTTGGAATGTTGGGTACGTGTGTAGTTCTTCGGCCCAAGTATTATATACAACCCAACCGGCTTTGTATTCATATTTTGCAAGACCTCTTGATGTACCGGTTAGATTAACCTTAAGACCCTTTTCACTATTATCAACTCTCTCAATTTTGAATGGTTGGATCATTGAAAGTAGTGTTCCAACAATCAGTGTTCCGATTGGTTTAACCAACCAAGAAGCGTTAAACTCTCTGGATGTACCAAATCTATTTTCTGTAGCCGTATACATTTTTTCTCTTGTGGCAAATGCAATGAAACCACTAATAAGTAATGTTAAAATAAAAATACTAAATCCAATCATTTTTCTTCGTTTTTGTTTTTAAATAAAATTTTAATTGTTTTGCCTACTACATAAATCAAGGCCCATATAACTCCGACAAAACCAAAAAGTTGTAGGAACCCATTAACTTCTCTACTGATCACATACTCTCCGTAGAATGATACGATTAGATATACAACTAACCACATCAAAAATAATTTAAAATACTCTTTATTCATTTTATTACCCATTTTTACTATTAAAAAGAACTCTCATTTGGTTCATTAATTGTACTTGTCTTTTCTCCAGTTCCTGGACTTTTCTTTTTTCTTCTGGATTTAGATCAAAACTTCCGGCTTTGATGTCCGAAATCTCGTTCTGGATTTTCCGGTGTTCATTAAGTAATGATTCATAAATTAATCGTACGTCTTTCATTTTTTTACAATTGCTTTTGTTAATTTGTTTATTAGTACTTGAACTTCCTCAAATTTGCGAAACCTAATAAAGGGATCCGTATTGAATATCTCCACATACCATTCGTCATTTTTTATATCGTCCTTTGTTGGTGTGATGAATGTCAATCCCTCAACAATGTCCAGAACATAATAATACGAATCTTCCTGATCATAATCAACTAAGTTCTCTTTTTGAAACCCCAATAGTTGTACTTCTTTTTCTGTCATTTTACTCTAATTCTTTTGATTTAATTAATTGGTGTTTTGTTTGAAATCTTTTTAGAATTGTTATTAATTCTGGGATATTATCAAAGGCCCATCTTTTTGTTTCAATAACAAAAAAATCGCCACCACCACCGTTCTCAGTTTTAATTGTTAAAAATTGACCATCACCCCGATCACAACAATCAGCCTCTTGAGTAAATGTCATCTGAAATTCTTGACTTAATAGGTATGTGTTTCTATCTTCCATTTTTTATAATATGTGTAAAGATATAAACTTTTTTTTACTTATACAAGTTCCTACAAAAAATTAATTATTTAAATTTTGATACCATTTCCAAGTTGACTCAACCATATCATCTATATTGTGTTTTGGTTCCCACCCAAGAATTTTTTTTGCCTTTGTTGAGTCCGAATAAATCTGAACAACATCCCCAGGTCTTTTGTTTCCAATTTTATATTTAACTTTTACGCCATTAACCCTTTCAAACGTGTTAATTAATTCAAAGACACTAATACCAGACTCGGAACCTAAATTGAATACTTCCGGTTTTTTTAGTTTATTTTTCATCATCCATTCAAGAGCTAAAATGTGTGCGTTTGCAATATCTGAAACGTGAACATAGTCACGAATACAGGATCCGTCTCTGGTTTGATAATCATTACCAAATACAATTAACTCATCACCCTTTACTGAATTACAAACTACCGGCATAATATTATTTGGTTTTGTTACTGGTGATTCGCCAATCATTCCTGATCTGTGAGCACCTACTGGATTGAAGTACCTAAGAAGTGTTGCGTTTAATTCAGTTATTTTACAAAAATCTTCAATAATTTTTTCTCCAATTAATTTAGTATATGCGTATGGTGACTCTGGATCTGAAATTTTGGTATTTTCATTAACCGGTAATAAATCAACATTTCCATAAAGAGAACAAGAAGAAGAAAAGACAAGATTTTTAATTTTAAACTTTTTACAATTTTCAAGAATATTTAATAAAGAATTAATATTATTATCGTAATACTCCAAAGGTTTTTCTACGGACTCACCAACAGCTTTTAATGCTGCAAAATGAATCACTCCATCTATTTTGTGACTTGAGAAAATTTTATACATATCTTCCCTACAATCTTTTTCATAAAAAATTGGTTGTTTACCGGTTTCTAATTTACATATACCAATAATCCTGTCCAAAAATGAAATATCCGAATTTGAGAGATTATCTAAAATCACAACTTCAAATCCGGATTTAATCAATTCAACAACTGTATGAGATCCAATATAACCTAAACCACCAGTTACTAATACAGTTTTCATCTTTTCTTACTTTTTCTGTACTTACAATAAACTTCAAATGGAATTAAAATAAAAATAAAAACCCCAGTTAAACCATATAAAATTTGTTCTATTAATATCATATGTTGAACTTTATTTCTCCGTTTTCCATTTCAATTTCTACAACACCGTCACCTTCGGTTAATGTGTCAATTTGTCCCTGATCAAGGGTAATCTTTTCCGGACCAAGAAATATTTTAAACGCCTGAGTTAATGTTAATTTTGATTCTGTAATTAAACTGATAATTTGTTCGTTACCGCATTCAACAATACTTGGGTATTGTCCTCCAACTGTTACAATTGCTTTATCACCAACTTCAATCTTGTCTAATGATACAAGATATGGTTTTTCATCAACCATAAATAATTTTACTTTTTTTGTCATAATATTTAAATCTTTTCTTTTATTTAGTAACAGTCTTTTCTATAACTATCCTACAAACCAAGTTTATTAACACGGTTCATCTCTAAAATATAATCTTTTAAATTTTTTATTAAAGAGTCTGGATCAGGTTTTTTATATAGTTCTGGGTACCTTTCACTAAGTAATTTATTTTCTTCAAGTTCATCACAACTGGCCAGAACATCCTGGATTATTGATTTTAAGATTTGTTCTTTGTTGTTTGTTTCCTCAAGATTTTTTTCAAAAAGTTGACCTTCAAGATCACGACAATAATCAATAAGATTATCAACCGGTTCTAAATCCATCAAATGTTCATTCCCTTTGAATATCTGTCTTATGTCTCTCACGATAAAAATTTTAAGATTTTTTCTTTAATCCCATTTTGTTTAATACCTTCACTACTTTTTGGTGTTAGAACAAAATTATTAATCGCCCAATCATCTTTCCAAGGCTCACCGTTTTTACCCATATTAAGATCATCAACTGAAACCCAATGAGTGATTTCCGGATGATCGTGTAAGTATTGTTTAATCTCAACAACACGAATCATCTCCAGTTCCCATCGTGGGGACCAGATCCAAGTCTCATCCTTATGCCAAGAACAGGTTTGGATATTTGGTGTAAGTGCGATTGGTCGTTTGATAATACCCTGACTTTCATAGTAATCACCAAGTTCTTCAAGTGTTGCGTGTAATTTCCAATCAGATGATACAACAATTTCACATCCGGTTTCCTCAATAATTTCATTAAGGATCCGAATAGCTTTCTTGTCAAAATCGTCAAATCGTACTGATACCGGAGCGTCTTTTATTTCTTTACTTGATTCTGGATTTGCTGATCTGTATTTAGACCATTTCTTTTTTCGTCCACCCCAGTTATTTGAAAGGCAAATTACACCGTCATTATCTAAAAATAATACTTTCATAATGACAAAGATAAGACATATCTTTGATATAATCTAATTTAGATATTAGACTTTTGTTTTTTTTTCCACTGAAAGTATTCTTTTCTATCTTTTAAAACTTGTAGAACTAAAAATGAAAAAAGAACCGCAGATATTAATAGTGTTTTTATCATACAATAATATATAGATTGATTTACACTAAAGTATTTTAAGAAATGATTAAGAAATTGTTATATTAAAAACCCCCAGTATTACTACCAGGGGTTTTATATGATTTGATTCAAGAATTAAAAATTGGTCAAAAGAAGAGTTTTAAGTTTTAATAAAATGACTTTTGACGAGTTGAATTTTGAATTTGGGACCATTACAGTATCAAGATCATTTATCCTTACAGTCGTAGATCAAGAAGTAAAAACCAATACTTTTTAATCTGTCCTCAAATCATACTATATTTCAGTAACCGCATTGAAATGGTCAAGCTCATCCTGGATTTTTTCAATCTTACTTTCCAATAATTTAATTTCCTCATTTCTTTTAACCAAAGAAATTTCAGAAGTTAATACCAACTCGCTTTCCATTCTATATCGGTCTTTATTTGATTTACCTTCGGTACAATCCATTTTTTTAAGAGCCGCAATTACTGATTTCATTTCTGCCATCCAGAAAATCTTTTCAAGTACCGGTGTGTTTGCGGTATGAATATTCGCTTTCAAATTTGATAGTTCACTTGTGTCCATCATTATTTGTTTCAATAGATCAAATGCACTATATGGTCTCTGGTTACCAACCTCAACAGAATTGTACTGTTGCATTAACTTGGTATTTTCTGCGATCTGTTTGATCAACTTGTTTTTTTGCTTTAAAGCTTGTTTAATTGTCATATCTTTTTAATTTGTGTATGAAATATTAGTAATACTATTTTTTATTGTCAAGTGGTTGAATGAAAAAATCCTAGTGGGATTCAAACCCACACCAAAAATGTGCTAACCAATTACACCATAGGATTTTTATGGTTATTCTTAACTACCGAGATACTTTATCTTTATTGCATTTACGGCCGGTTATTAGACAAATGGGTTAAAGTACCAATCTCCCGGAGAGGGTGTTTTTATATATTTTCTTTTTCTTCCACGTACTCAATAAATTTTTCCGTGTTTTTTATTATTTCCTGGGGTACAACATTTATGTACCAATCTTTAAGTTCTCTTATTGATGAAATTTTTGGTGAATCAAACGTATAAGTTTTATCATATCTATCTATTTCTGCATAATACGTATCTTGTAATGCCCAATCTCCCTTTGTATACCAGTTAAATAAAACAGTACCAAAAGATTCATCACTATATCGTGGTTTAATAAATGGATCAAAAAACCCACTGAGTCCATATCTTAAAGGACCACCATCTCTATTTTTAATAATAGCAAGGTCGGCATTGTAATAGTTCTCGTCACTATAAATCTTTTCTAAATAAATCACATATGGATCTATCTCAAATCTATATGGTAGAGATTCGGCGGTTAATATGTAATACAATAAGATTTTTCTTAACTGATCAGGTGAAAAGTAATTACCATCCTCCTTTTCAAGTAAGTGATCCAAACTCTCAATAGGTAACTTATACCTTTTAATTGTTTCAATTAAACCAACTTCATCAATTGATTTTTTGATCGTATTTTTTACTTTTTCGTATTTTGATTCGGTGATAATGAATTTCATATTTAATAAATACTTTAATCCGGTTTTAATCCAACCAGTTCATCACCATCTAAACCATATTTTTCTTTTACCCAGTTTTTAACAAAATCATATGTTTCCTGGTAATCAGTATTAAACATCTTAAAAATTGGTTCAATTACTACATTGGAATTAACATAACAAGTATTATGTTTTTGTTCATAAAGAAATAATTTCTTAGATGTATTTTTCTGTCCTAATGCAACAAATTGACCTTCAAGGTGAATAACCTCAACAAGATCTCCATAGTGAAGATTTAAAAATTTTGATATAAGATTTTTTTCTTTATCGGTCATCTTTATTTTTGAAAATTTTTTCAAATGGATGATCGGACCCAGTTATTTTCTTGGATTTAGAAACAAATCCAACGCCAATAATTAATACAAAAAATAAAATAAATGGGATCATATTATGATGTTAATTTGTTTTTTCTTTCTTGTTTAACGATTGATAGTGCGTCGAATAATGTCCAATATGAGTTCCAAAATCCACCTCTATCATCCAGGAATATATTGGCATATATCTTACCATTAACACCATATGGTTTATTCCATTCATCGTGCATTTTATTTATACCGTGAACAACAATTCCTAAATCCTCAACTTGTTGTTTTGCTTTTTCTAATTGGTTTTGACTTCTAGCAGTATTAATTATAAATATAATTCCTTCTTCTTGACATTCCAGAATCAGATCAACCATTTTTTTGCAGTTGTCTTTAATTTCTTCGTTATATGGAATGATGGTGTCATCAAGATCGCAACCAATTATAATTTTATCATTTTTTAACCACTCTGTTGCAAGTCTATTAATGTAAAAATCTGCGTGATGTCTCATTATTAAAAATTTATAAGATTCATAATTCTAATTTGTAGTAGTGTTGCGCTTGACCAACCGAAAAATGAATCCCAGTGCCCAAGAAGTGATGCCCCAATCGCGTTTATTAAGAAAATTACCAATAAAAATTTTTCAAAATGTCTCATAGTTTTTTATTTTGTGAATCCAACAGTTGACGTTTTTTTAATTGTTGGTTTTATTTTTAATCCTTCAAGATTTAAAATTGTTTCCTCAAAGGTTCTACCCATAACAATAACTGAAATTAAAACTTCTTTCAAGTGGGATAATGACATTCCTTCAGTTCTTTTAACCCATTCTTCAATATTGTTTTGTTCAATGTCTTCCTGGGTTAGTTTATTTAGAATGTAAGCTCTTCTAATTTCTTTGTTTGGTAATTCAACTTTATATCTTCTATCAAATCTTGATGGTCTATTTGTGATCCTTTCTTCTAATTTTTCCGGATAGTTTGTTGTTGCAATATACACAACACCCTCAATTTGTTTTACACCATCTAAGATATTAAGAAGTCTGGCTGTTTGGTATTTGTTTTCTGATGCAATTGAATCAATGTCCTCAAGTAAAACAACTAATGGTCTTTTTGGTTCAATTTTTCTAAAGGTCCCAATAAAAGATGTGAATCTATCAACATCTTCTTCATCCTTAATATTAATTACAATCCCATCTCTTTTAATTAGATCCTGACTAATTAACTGGATGATACCAGATTTACCACATCCTGGTTCTCCATACATAAGAATACCTCTTTTGTGTATAAAATTGTATTCTTTATACTTATCAATTCTATTCCAGAAATTTTCAATATCTTCCAGAATATCCGTTATTTCCGGTGATGGTAAATGATAAAGTTCATCTGTTTTGAAGGGTTGTTTCTTTAAAGTGTGGGACCCTAAATTTGGGTTCCACCCAATTTCATATATCCCAGCTGGTACTTTTGGTACTGTAATATATGCCGGTGCGTACTCATCATTTTTTAAATTACTCCAACAAGAAGGAACATCATAATCTTGTTTTTCTTCCTCATAATAATCTTCTTGTGTTGTTTCAAAATTTTTTAACATCTCAATTCTTTGTTTTATTTTTTGTTTAAACTCTTCAGACATCTTTTTTTTCTTTAATATTATAAATCTTTTCCCATTCAATTCTTGGTATTGCAATTCTTATATTGTCAATAGTTGCAAAAACCTCATCATTGAGAACTTTTATGTCTTTTAAATTATTTGGATTAAAACTTATTTTACTATAGTATTCACTTTCATTTGCGAATCTTACATATGTTTCCACTTTTTCCATATTAAGGTAGTTCGTCTGTATTATTTCTTAGTGGGAGCAGTGCGCCGACCATATCAAGATAAGCACTTCTTCTTGGTCTAAACTCATCTTCACTTACTGGTATTGGATCCGGTTCTGGCATTGGTACAGCTGTGAGTCTAGGTCTTGGTATAAGTCGTCTAGTAACAGCCTGGACAACAGCTTCTGCTCGTTCAGTATTTACAGGTCTATCCTCCTGTTCAACCTTATCAACATATAAGTGTGATTCTGGGAAATCAGTATAATTTACCATTAATTTCAATTCATCCTCAGCAAAATGTTTATAGTTTGCGATATTATTTGAATTTGATAAATCCATTTGATCTGCAATAATTTTCAAAACATCATATGGTAGTCCGGTTTGGAATGAGTCAATTTTTTTATCCTCTTCATTCCAAGATGTAAATAATAAATCCTCGTGATCCTCAATTTCATAAGGATTTGCAATTCTTTTATAAAAAGCAAACCTTTTATTTGTCTCCCGGTCAATAAGATAAATTAAAATTCCTTTTGAGTGTGTATAGAAATACATAGGATCTGTAATCATTGCGGTACACCACTTAGTTTGATAACCGTATGTTGTTGATGCTAGATAGGTTAAAGGTTTAAATATCAAATACCTTTCATCACTTGGGATAATCTGAATCTCTTTCTCAGCCTTTTTAATTGAGGCTTTATTTTTTGCTCCAAATAATTCTCTTTCCAACATTTCCCAACTATCATATTTGGAGATGTCTTTTTCATTTGTGAGTCCTCTTTCCATTAGGTTACAAAAATCAACAAACATATCCATTTGTCCCCAGGAAAACAAATAATCACAAACAACCATTCTAATTACCGAATTTTCAAACGAATCAAATGGTACTAACTTTTCAACCTCTCTTCTGTCCCAATCAACATCTTCAACATTAGTATATTCTAATTGTTCTTTTAGTTTGTTTGAGAGTTGTTTAACCAAAAATTGTGTATATTTTTTAGTCTTACTCGGATCAAACTTTGATAGCATATCAACCAAAGTTAGATTCAAATATTCGTTTTCTTTTTTTAATTTCTTAATTCCCATCTTCTTCGTTATTAATTTCTGTTAAGCATGAACTAAATATAAAAAATTCAAAGAATACAAACAATACCCCACCCCAGAAATATTGATAAATCCACCAGTTGGTTGGGTTGAACTCTTGATTAAAGACTGAAAATATTGCATACCAAAAAAGGTTTTTGAATACAAATTCTAAAATATTAAATTTATGTTTTGGGATCATCTTAAAACAAATGAATGAATTACTATAACAAGTTTATCTTTATTTTCGTCCGGTACAATGGCTCTGTCATTTAAAACTTTAACATTCATCATACCAAGATCTTCTTTTAATCTATCGGCTTGAGTTTGAACTTCTTTTTGTGCGTCCTCCTGGCTTTTGAAAAACCCAAAATACGAGTCGCAAATTCCGGTTTTATCACAAACTCCATATATAATTTCACGTTCCATATATAATATAATAAAATGGTGACCCTATTAATGAGAGTCACCAACATTGTTTTTTTCTCCGTATATCAAATAGTCCGGATTTATTACTTTACTTACTTTTTTACGATCACCACTTACGTGTTTAACAACGATTCCTTCGTGTGGTATTTTTGTTCCTTTTATGAAATTATTAAAAACAAATTGATCTTGTTTTTCTTTACTCCATAAACCTATAAATAAACTCTCAACCTGTGGTAAATCAAGTAAGTTAAAATGTGATTTTTCAGCAAAAAAACTTTGATAAACACCATCAATCTCAATATCAAAACCAGCAAACTTAGTGTCTTTAAGTCCATAGTCATAGTTCTTTTGTATACCGGCACCGTAGATCTCACCATAAATAACAAAACCTTTTTCCAAGTCTTGTGGTTTGAAGTGTGTTTTAACGTGAGTCCAGAGTCTTGATTTTATCAAATATTTATCTGCAACATCTCGCCAAACATCCGTAGAGTAAAACCCTTGAGAGTCGGATCCTTTTTCAACATTGTGACTTCCGTATACATATTCAAAAGCTGACCATTTAAAACCAAAAAACATTTTAACACGATCCCAAAGTGATAGTTTATTTTTTCTAACAATACCGTATCTAGCGTTTGTTCCGTGTAGTTTTCTTGTAATAACTATAGGATCGTCTTCTGTAAACATATCCGGAACATTTTTCTGGTTAGGAAATTTATAATAGATATGGAAATTAGGGTTTTGGTGGTACCTAATCTTTCTTCCTCCAACTTCTAAAGGAATTGTTTTAACCGGTGGTTCGTATTTTTGAATACCCAAAACGTCCATTAGATCGGTTCCAGGAACATTCTTACTACCCTTTCCTTTAAGGTATTTCATAGGTATGATCAAGCACTCACTATAAACACCTCTTAGTTTTACGGTTCTAACTCTTTGTCCTTTACGTAGGTACCCAGTAACACCCATATCATCGGATAGTTCTTTTGGTATAACAGCATCAGTTATTGCAACAATTACCGCGTCATTTTCATTATATTCACCTTTTTTAGTTATAGCACTCCAACCATTAACAACTACCAACTCAATGTTGTCAGCACCTTCTATTGGTTTTACACCATTAATAACTCCAACGTAACAAACACTATTTAAATTTTCCATTTCTTACAACTTTTGAAATTCTTGTTTTAAATTCTCAACCTCAACTGAGATCTCATTAATTTCTTTTTCAATTAACTCTCTAACATTTGGTATACTTTTTAAGTAGATTTCTTTTTTACCACCAAATGAACCGGAGCTATACTCAATTTTTACACGAATATGACAAGATCTTTTTAAGACATAACGTAATGTGTCACACCTAGTTTCCAATGTCTCAATTTTATCTTGCAGTTCTTTAGCTTGATTAAATTTCTCTAATTCCATTTATTTCCTATTTACATAGTTTCTAATCATAATATCAACGTATGGTCTAACCATAATACCCATACAAATTCCACCAACCAAATATACTACCATAATTTTTATTTTTTTAAATTTTATTTTATTATATACTTAAATGTTTTTTTGCGTTTTCCAAAAATTTCTCAATATTTTCCTTACCTGCTGGATTTGCTGAATGGACAATATAATCCGGTAATGGAACATTTTCATCAGCGCAATATTCAACAAGGAATTTTGCACAATCAAGTCCAGTTTTTTCCATACTACCAAATTTCATTATCATTTCATCCTCGGACATATTCTCGTAATCCTCTGGTTTGAAATCGTAATGAAAATCCGCCAAATCGTGATCAAACGACACGAACTCTGGTACTCCATTTACTTCTACATATGTAACGAACTCATCGTAGTTTCTTACAATGTCCCAATCATTCTCCCAATAAAACTTATTGAACTTGGTTGGTACCAAGTTGATTGCGTCCTTTGGTATGCGGATGTCGTCCAAGAACAATTTATTATTTTTCATTTATATATTTTCTAATTAGTTTAAAAATTTCTGTGATGTCCGTAAATTCAGATGGTGGACTATCATTTCTACCAGGAAGAAACATAATTGTGAATCCGTGGTTTCCGGCAAACTTTTCAGTAACTCTTTTACCACAGATCTCATCAATATAAACCCAAGGAAAGTTTCCTGATAGTTTTACATCAATTCCAATTTTTTTCAATCTTTCAACAAAAGATTTAAGTTTTTCCATACTTTTATCTGTTGCCGTCTGTTTTGCTTCCATAACATTCCAATTTTTTATCTTTAACATTCCACAAATCCTTAACACCTTCGGTCATATGACAATTATGTCTTTTACCGGTTCTTTTACCAAAATCAACAATCATATCATTATGACGATTTCGGATAAAATGGGGACATTCTTTACAGGGTTTTTTCATATTAACAATGAATTTTATAAATTAAAAACCCCTCAATATCTCTAAGAATTTGATTAATACCATTTTTAGCTGAGCTTAAATATAAAAAATTACCACCATTTTTAATAGTAACAATTTTTCCATTTGATAGGTGTATCCTTTTTTTAGTTTTTTTGGTCACAACAATATCATTATAACCCTCACCAACATTTAAAGATAATAAAAACTTCTCGGATTCTCTAAAATCAATTAAATTCATATTACTCAAAATAAAATTTATCAACCTGGATTCTTTTTTCCATATAGTTTTTGTTTGACTTGTATGTCACTCTCAACTCAGTTCTATTTCTAAAGAATGTAACATCCCAACCACCAATTGATTGACCTTTTGTCATAGGTTCAAAACCGATTACATTGTGAGCTTCATTAGTATAAAACCAAAAACCATTACCAAAGTTTGCCATTTTTTTGATGGTATATTCACCATCAATTACAGAATTAACACCTTTGATCACAAGTTTTGTGAAGTTATTGTGTTTACCTTGTCTAAAGTCTTCTATTGTCATTTCAAATTTCATATTACAAAGATATGTAAATTTTTTAATAAAACAAAAAATCCCTCCGTAAAGAAAGGATTTAATTTTTTTGTTGTATAAACGAAATAAAACTACCTATATGTATTAGTTAGTGATAATGATTTAATTTACTCTTTCAAAATATATCGTTTGAGTTGGGCCACCATAATATGTTACTAAATGAAAAACAAAATTATCATCGTCAATTTTTGAAACTTTCATTTCTTCATGTCCTGAACCTAATTTAAACTTTTTAAGTTTTTGAAGTAAGTTTTTTTCTTCACCTTGTTTTAAAAATTTTCCTTTAATTTTGATTTTCTCACCTCCGTATTCTGCGGTAAATAAATCATTATCATCAGATGTATTCAATTTTTTCTTTGAACTTTCTGTAAGAGCGTTCTTAAAGTTGTCAATGTATTCTCTCATTTCTTTGCTCATAGTTTTGTTTTATATATAAATATAACCTGAAACAAAAAATCCCTCCGGTTATTTGAGATTGATCTTTAGGGTGTGGTTATTAATTTTAGATTCCGAGATACTTTTTTAGAGTACGTTCACCAATACTATATGAATTATCTCTAGCTTGATGACTCTTGCTTACTTGGTATCCACCTGATCTGTCTTTCCAAAAGTAATACCTTCCATCTGGAATTGAGTTATGATCAGATATTGTAACTTTACCACCACTTGGTAGTTCTTTTTTATCTTCATCCTTGGTGTAATCCTTTTCTAATAAATTCAAACCATTCTTAGGTGTTTGTATATTTTTAAGTTCGTCAATATAGTCTGTTTGTATTTTTCGTTTTCCGTATTTCTTTTCCATTAATTCCTGGTGAAGATCCCAGTTAAGAATTGATTCATTTGTTAGTTCTTTTTCATCCGGGATTAATGAATATATTTTAGAGATTCTTTTCATAAGATTCGTTGCAACATAATTAAATTTTTCACACTCATCTTTAAAAAAATCAATTTCTCTATCCTTATATTTAATAACATATTTTAGATATTTATTTCTAATTTTTTGTTTTCCTTCAGAAGCTTCTTTTCCCTGACCAATCAATCTAGCTAATGGACCAAACATATTAAATACCATCTCTTCAGCGGTAAAGAAAAACTTATCAAACATTTCCTTTTTAGAGTTTGTTAAGTTAATGTATACAAGTTTTAATACCTCTTTAATTTTTTCCTGATCAGACATCGTTTCAATCTCAGCTCCGGCATATTTAAGAAGTGCATCAACAGCGTCCATTTCTTTCTTTAATTGTGATATTAAATACTCAAATGAAAATTCTCTAATTTTTTTAAGTTCAACATAAGTAGGATCATTAACCATAAAATCGTAAAATTGATCTCTGGTTATACCCTTTTGTGTCATTCTTGATGCAATTTCAGTTGGTCTTACTAAGTTTTCCATAACTTGGATAAAATAACTATACATCATAAAATTATTAAGTACCGGTACACCAAAATTTAACCCACTTGAAGCATATGCTTGATAGTCAGCGGTATTTCCCATTAATTCATATGGAATATTATGTCTATTGTACTTATGCATCAATTCGTGTGATAAAATTGATATGGTGTGAATTTCATCTTTTTTAAGATCGTTTATTAGATCATTGGTTGTCCAATTATCAGAAGTAATAAAATTTAAATGTAGATCAACAGTTTGATCTTTTTTATTTACCTGCATCATTATTCCCTCATCAAAATTAAAATGATTTCCCATTCCCATTGATGCTACTTGGGCTGGTCCGGTATATCCATCTAATTTAGTAACTTCAACAGTAATGTTTAATTTGTCAAAAACAACATTTGCAACCTCAAGATTGGCGTCACCAACAAAAAATTCTGTTGTTTTGGATCCAGGTTTTATTTCTTTTATTTTATCAATTACAATTTCATATAATTTTTTACCAGAATCTAATATTTTTTCCGGAACACCAACAGCTTCATTCATTAATGACTTGGCTAGTAAATTAAATTGTTTTTCAGTTAATATAATTTTTCCCATAACAATAAATATATTGGGGTTGTGAATTAACCCACAACCCCAATTAGACCATCTAAATGGTGATCACCATCCATATCGGAATAAATTTCTCTTTTATCCATTATTTTAATAATGTCTGAAATACTGTATGGATCCATTCCGTTTCCATCAACACCGACATCCATTTTTTTTCCGGAACCAAATTTACGGTTTTCAGGTAGGTGTACGTGTCCGTGAAGATGGATCACACCTTTATTTAATCCGTGCCAACTTTGGAGCGGGTAATGACATAACACGAAATCTTTTCCTTCAATTTTTACTTCAAGGTAGTGTTGGATACTTAAAAATTTATCCTGGATATTGCCCCGGTTATTTTCTATGTGTGTGTCGTGGTTCCCAAGTATTAGATGAATGTTTTTACAGATCAGACGATCAAGAAAAAGTCCAATATTGTCAAACCCACCAAATGAAACATCCCCAAGCATAATTAACGTATCATCCTGACCAACAGAATTATTAATACCATCAACAAGTCGTTGGTTCATTTCCTCTATGGTGTTAAAATCCCTTGTTGAGTCAACCGGTATCTCACCATCTTGGGTTCGCCAGTTTGTTACTCCTCGTACAATATTTTTATGTCCAAAGTGAGTATCGGATGTAATCCACACTTTTCCAGTAGTCAGTATTTTTTTAAAACTCATAACTTAACATTAAAACGATTACGCATTAATTCTAATTTATCCTCCGGAACTCCGTGAGTATTTGTTCCTCCGTGTCTATTTTCAACAACAACAGTAAAAACGGTATAACCATATTTTTTTGCTAATTCAAAATATGGTTCCATCTCCCATTCCTGTGTGAAGGTGTTTGATACAACAATTTTATTCATATTTAAAATCATACCTCCTTCCACACGGTTTTGACACCATTCGTGTGCTAATTTAATTTTAGAAACATCAAACTTATATTCCCCAGAAATTGGGTCAATAAAAAACATATCAGCTTCGTAGTGTTGTCCACCCAAAGTTTTAGCAAATGTTGATTTTCCTGATCCCGGTATTCCTCTAACTATATATAATACTTTTTCCATATTGCAAACATAGTATTATTTTTTTATATTTCAAAGTATTTATTATTATGAAAATTATTATCTCAGAGAGTCAATATTCACGACTTAAAAGTTATAACACACCAAGTATTAATTTTTTAATTAATGAAACTGCCGGTAAAAAAGTAAAACCGCTATCTGAAGCTTGGTATAATTTACTTGGGGATATTGTTGGTGTCTTTGATCCTACCGGAATTGTAGATACAGCAAATGCAATATCTTACTGGAGTCAGGGTAGAAAAACATTTGCACTTCTTTCTTTGATTTCTGCTATTCCTGGTTTAGATTTTATTGCAAAACCTTTTATGGTTGGTGGTAAAATTGTTGGTGGTGCATCAAAACTACCTTTACTTGGGTGGCTTGTAAAAACATTATCAAAATGGATTGGTAAAGTTCTTGATAAGATTGATAAATTACTTCTTTCAAGAATCCCAATAGTAAAAAATTTTGCAAACGGTATTAGAAGTTTTGTGACCGGTTTAAGGAATAATTCTGGGATTAACATTAACGAATCAAAAATTGGTAATTTATTAAAAGAAAATGTTGATTTTAATGAGTTATATAATCGTTTATTTCCTAAAATATATAAATCAGTATGTTTGAAGTACTCAGATGGTGATCGTGAAAGAGCTCAAGATTTTTGTCAGGATGGGTTTATTAAAGCCTACAATAAATTAGATCAATTTAGGGGTGAGAATATTGATGGTTGGGTTGCTCAAATTGTTAGAAACAATATTTTAGATGAATTAAGAAAAGAAAATCGGAGATTTAAAACAACCAGTGCAGATTTTGGTAGACTTGATACCGGAGAAGAGGATTACGAAGATTTATTTATGGGAAGGTTTAGTGAAAAGGATATTCAAGATGCGATTTCTAATTTAAGTCCAAAATATCAAGATGTGTTCAGAGCTTATTATTTTGATGATATGACTCACGATGAAATTGCTAAAAAATATGGTTTAAGTCCTGGAACATCAAAATCAAATCTTTTTAAGGCAAAAGCAAACGTTAAAAAATATTTAGAAAATTTAAAGGAGACCTAAAAAGATCTCCTTTTTTGATTAGACACGATTTATGTCCGACTCCACCACCTTGTTTTAATAAACAAGGAAACTTATTGTCTTGTCATCCAGAAATAATAATTAGTTCCATTTCCAGATCCCATTGTAATATCAGTAAACATAAGACCATTAATCACACCAAGATTCAAATTACCTTGATAAACTGATCCACTAATATTACCATATGGTGTAAAATTAAGGGTTAGATTAAATGCTGACGCTGTTGGATAAAACGAGTACGGTGATACAACTCCGTTATAACTATACTGGTTTTGTGTTAGAAAAACAAGTGTGTCACTCGTTGGGATTTGATTACCAATCTCACCAACCCTATAACCGGTAATTACCCAAACTTCTCCGGCAAGTGTGTATGCTGAATCAATTGGTGTGTTGTTTGTAATAATTGGTTCTGGTGGGTTTGGTGGATTTACATCTTCTTTATAACAAGAAGAAAGTCCAAACAATACCATAGAGATAAAAAATAGTTTTTTCATATTACTTCGTTACTAGCGCTTCAATTTTACTTTTTACTTGTTCTGTCATTGTCAATTCAACAGTGTTTGTTACAATAACACAATCTTTTAGGATTCTACTTGGGATGTTTACCAAAAAAGTATCACCATTAAAGAATGTTAGATCATTATCAAGTTCCAAACATCCGTGAACCATCTTCAAAAACAATTTAAACTGAACCTGATCCATAAATGTCTCATTGACAAGACTACCCATCTTATCACTAAATATTCTAATATTAAATCCTTGTTTACTCATACAACAAAGATATATAAATTATCTGTATAAAACAAAAAACCCACAAATATTTTTTTACAAATTTTGTGGGTCTTATACTAAACCATTTTTTAATAAGAAGAAGGTGGATTTAGGTTTTTGTGTATTATAAATATACACTTATGTGTATAAAATCAAATTATTTTAATATTTTTTTCAATATTTTTAATAATTGATCATTTTTTTCTGTAATTGGTAGTTCTTCTTTTGAGAAGTACCCACATTCGGTATGTTCGTGACCATCCTTTGCTCTTAACAAATTTGGTTTATATTCCCGGTCAGCTTCGTGAAAATAAACATAAATCATACCTCTTTTTGTTGATCCATCTTTTTTGTATTTGTTAATAAATCCAACAAGATCAAGTTTTTTTGGTAGTATAATATTTGTCTCCTCTTTAAACTCTCTAATCGCAGCATCAAATGGCGATTCATTTCCCTCTATACCACCAGCCGGAATTGACCACTCACCACCATAGCTATCTTTTGGTGATCTTTTACACAAAAGAACTTTATCTTTGTGTTTAACAATTATTCCAGATGATCTTTTAAATTCTGCCATATGTATTATATTTATAAATATGAATGAAGTAATAATAAATAATAATCTATTTAAAGTAATAACCGTAATAACACCAAAGGACATTCAGAACGGAATGATGGAAAAAAAATTCAACGATGAATTTAATGGTATGTTATTCATTATGGAATCCGGACCACATTCTTTTTGGATGAAAAATTGTAACACTAACTTGGATATAATTTTTATAGAGAATATGAAGGTTTCCAAAATTCACGAGAACTGTCCTCCTTGTAGATCTAATGATTGTGAACACTATGAGGGTGATGGTGATTTAGTTCTTGAAATTTCCGGTGGTGATGCAAAAAAATACGATATTAAAGTTGGTGATAGTGTGATTATCAACTCTTAATTTCATTTTCTAATTGTTCTATATGGTGTTGTAAATACCAAAGAGCCTTTTTCAAATCTTGTAGCTCTTTATCATTACCTTTTTTTCCGGCTCTTGAAATATACTTAACAGTATTCCCCAAACTAAACCCAAGATCCCAGGCATCTATCACCTTAATTGCTTCGTAAGGATTTGTTTCACCTCCATAATGACTTGGGTGATTTACGTGTTCGTAATTTTCGCTCATAATTTTTTCATTTGTAATATTTGACTCTTTTTTTTCAGCCCAGAATGCACCATCAATATACCAAGTATTAAATCCTTCCCAATTTATCGTATCAATACCTTTATTAACACTCGGTATTGGTGCTTTTGTTGACATATAATCGTCAATATACACAATACCACCAACCTTTAATCTTGGTACTGTATTCATAACATCCTCAATTAAACATTGGAAGGTATGACAACCGTCAATCTCAATAAAATCAAAAAGAAGATCATTTGACATCATAAACCTTGGAACGGTCTCAAGTGATGACCCAGGAATTAGATTTAAATAAATGTTTTGTTTTTTTGCTTCTTCGGCTAAAATATTAAAATTTGGAATTGTACATTCGTGTTCACAAATATCAAAAACGTGAATTGATATAGGATCATCACCATAGTTATTATTATTTTTCATTTGTGAAATTATATCACAAATCAAAAGGGCTGAATGACCCATATTAAATCCGATTTGGATTAAATTTTTTGGTTTTCTTTCTGAAATAATATCAATTAATGTTTTCTGTCTTTCTGGAAACCAACTGATATTTCCTTCTTCACAGTCGTTCCTCATTCCCGGTAAAAGTTCCATTACTTATTAATTAGTGTTTTGACTTTATTCTTTTTAATTTGGTTTAAAAATTTTCTAATTTCTTTTCCTAAATCAATATCATTTGGATATTTTTTAACTAAGTCTTTGATTGTTTCAATTTTAATTGTTTCCATAAATCACACTTTTAATTCTTCTTTTTGTTTTTTGTAGTTTTCTATAATTTGTTTTTGATCTATATATGAAATTAACTTTCTTTTAAACAATGGTAGAAGTGTTTCATCAATTGGGAAGTCCCCTCTACTAATCATTTCTATAACTGGGAGTTTTGTTTTATCTTCAACATTCCATTTACTAAATGTATCTATAATTTTTGGTATAGTCAAATCCTTCTTGTTTTCAGAATATATTAGATTAACAAATACCTTACTCTCCGGTGAATTTTTAGCAGCCGGTTTTTTTTCATATTCCCAGACATTTATTTTACCATCAACTGTATAATAAAAAAATCCTTTTGACGCTAAAATATTTTTTGTGTTCTTTTTAACTTTAAGATTGATACTGTCAAATACTGTTTCCCATACTGATTTTGCAATTCCAAAATATTCAAAAATTCTTGGTGCACTATAAGTTAAAATTTTAAGAAATTCTTGATATTCTTCAGTTGACATTTCTGGAACATCTTTAATTTTAAGATCCTTAACTAACAATTCATCATCAACCGATGAGAATCTTTTATTTGTGTAAAGTAATTTACGATCTTTAAGTAAAGTTTGGACATTGGCTAGATGTAGTGATAATTCAATAAATCCCGGATAAAGTTCCATATTATCCAATTTTTCACCCATTTTTTGAAAGTACGATAAAAGTTTGTATTCTTTGTGCTCTCTGTCAATTGGTTTTTCAAACATCCAGTCGGTGTTCATTAAAAATTCTATTTTCTTTTTTCTTCCCATTTGACATAATAATAATCATATTTTCTAACTCTGTAAAGATTAATTAATTTTCATAACAATGTAGTCGGTGCCATTAATCTCAATAGTATCGTAAGTCCCATCATAACCATTAAGTGCTTCACCATAATCGGCATTCCTTACTAAATCGTCTAACATTTCTCCTTTATCTATAAAATATTGAAGATCATAACCATAATCTCTAAGACGACTAACCGGATCTCTTCTAATGTCGTATAGTTCATTATCAACCGCGTTTTCTATTTCATCTACATTTGGTTCTCCGTCTGGGTCTTCTTGGATACTCTCTATCTCTGACATTAAATCACTTATTTCGTCGTCAATTTCGTCTTTTCTTGATTCATTACCGTCTTCGTGTATTTCGTCTTCATCATCGTTGTAATCTATAAGATTTGTGTGAGATCCATTTTGATATATTTCCCAGGTTCCAGTTCCGTGAACATTATCAGTACTCCAATGAACTAAAAAGAAATTATCCATATAATCTTTGAACTTATAATTTTTCATATCACTATTTTCAAGTTCAATAAGTGGTGTTCTAGCTCCTCTTTCAATTAAAAGTCTTTCAAGTTCAAGTCCTTTTATTTCATTTTCTAATTTTACAATCTCTTCTTCTTGTGATCTACTTAATCCTTTTGATACACCATAACTTTCTGGGTCGTCATATATACTTTCTCTTATACCATCTTCAAAATATTCAGCAACCTGATCACCATCAATATAATTTTCCATAAAATCATTACTAAAATAGTGTTGTGGTTGGTCAACCATATCTCCATAATACTGTTCAATTGAGTCGTCAGCCATTTGGTATGTTCCAACAGCAAATTCAAAACCTTCTTCTAATGAAATAAATCGTTTCATTTCATAATGATACCCATCATAAAAAAGATCATACACATCAACTTTTCCGGACATAATTTCATCCCACTCATCTTGTAGTTCATCTATTTGTTCCTGGATTTGATCATACATTTCATCATAATCTTCTTCCTCGGCACTTAAATTTTCTTGTTGGTTTTCTAAATCAGATATTTGAATTTTAAGTTCATCGGCTCTTTCTTTATCATCTTCAGCAAGACCACTAAGTAATCCTTCATTCATTGCATAAGTAAAAACAGCATTTGCCATTTCTCCTTCTATATTGGTGTCATCTATATCCCAAGCGTTTTCTTTTCTTAATTCATCTTGTGCATTAAGTTTTTTTCTGAGCTCTCTAGCGGCAACCACACGTTCAAAAGGTGTTTGCCAGTATCTTGGGTGCCCAGTTACTTCAACATCATCTAATGATTTTATATTTGTATATGAAACATCAAGATTTCCTTCAACTTTTATTGGTCCAAGATCTGTGATTCTTTTGTCATTTTGTAAATCAAGACCCCCAGTAACAACAAGTTTTTTTCCTTTAAATCTTGGGAGTTTTAATATACCTTGAGCTTGACCTGCAACTTTTTTAAGTAGGTCTTTATATTCTTCTGGAGAAATTCTTACTTCTTCTTCCTCCTCTTTTAATAATCTTTTAATATATGATACTAATTGTGTCTCTGTTAATAATTTTTTCATACTTCTATAAATACTAAAAACTTTACAAATTGTGTATTCGTTAGATATTTATAATCAAATAAACATTCTAAAAACAACTCACTATGGGATGTGGATGCAAAAACAAAGGAAATCAACAAACTACTCAGGCAGCCCCTCAACCGGCGGTACAAAGAGAAGCAGTTAAAAATCAAACTGTACAGGAGTCAGTTAAAAAAGTAATTGAGAAATATTACAACAAAAAATAATTTCCTTTGGCCAAAGAAAAACTAAGGTGGGAGTAATTTTCCACCTTTTTTTGTATTTATTAGTATGACATTAAGTGATTATATTGAATATTATAATAATAATGGTTTTGATGGTACTGTGGTTAAGGTTTTTAATAACCTTAAAAACTTTCTAAAAGTTGTTGCAAAAAAAGAAAGACAAAGTGAAATAGAACTTGAAAACATAGGTTATAGCGATTTTAAGAATAATGATAATCTATTAGAGTTTTTAGAACAAAGTGGTTATCTTTATAATGTAAATTACGACAACTTTGATGATGTTTTAAAAAACTATTACCTTGAGTATTGGATTAATAAGGATTCGGCTGAAGCTCTGAAATATATTTGTTATGAACTTTTAAGCGACGTTGAAATAAGACCTGATGGTTTTTGGTTAAGGCTTCGTGATAGAGAAGAACTCGCAAATTTTTACGACTCTGGTGGTAGAGATGGTTCTCCAAGGAATTTAGCAAAAGAAGCTTTTGGTGAAGAAGGTCTTGATTTTGATAGATATTGGGATACAACCGATGATGTATATGGCGATGTAATTGAGGATCTTGATGAAGCTAACACACAAAATTTAGCAAATTATATTCTTAAAATAATTGGTAACCAAGATTTAAATGTTGAGGACTATGAATCTGATTTTTTTCACGAATTAGCAGAAATTCAAGCAAGAGGTGAATTTTTTCAAATAACCTCCGAAAATGTTTATGATCTAATAAAAGATAGTGAGGCTATGAAAGAATTAATGAAAGGTGAATTAAGTGATTTAAAATCCGAACTATATTCAATTCATTCAAACGCTTATAATAGTGCTTACGAAAGTGAGGTGTATGAAAATATTTATGATGGACTTGACGAATTTTTCTCATCTAAAATTGATGAACAACAAGTAAAAAAAGGAGATAAAGTAGTTTATGTTTCATATATTAAAATTCGTGATTTCCAAAGTGATATGATGAATTTTATTTTACAGAACCAAGGTTATGGTACATCTGATTCTCTTTTGGAGTATTGGGGTAACTATACTAGTGTTATGAAACAATTAATTGATGATGGTGTAATTGATGGAATTGATTTTAGAATACCAGATTATGCTGATTGGGATTTAACAAGAAAATATATTAATGAATTTTTCACAGATTACATTTAATGAATATTGATGAATTAATAACTGGTTTTAATAGTGAGGATAAACCCACAATAGATAAAATAAAAGTTTTATTTAGATCAATTCCTATTTTTGTAAAATATCTTATAAAGATCGGTAAGGTTGAGGAGCTTAGCTTGGGTAGTTTTACATATATAATGGATATGGCTGGTGAACGTGACCTACGTAGTGCTGTTTATTCTGAGATATTAAAATCTACAGGTCCAGACTATTTTTTAAAATATTTTCAACATATAGTAAAAGAGAAAGATGGGTATTATTTTACCGACTCCTGGAGTTTAGCTGATACATTATCTGGACTGATACCGGATTACGAAACATCAAGAGCTGTTGAAGAGGCTTTGGGTTCTGATTGGGTTAATATGTTTGACATTTATTCAGACAACATTAATTATTTTTATGATATTGTCAAAAACCTTGATAATTACAATAAAAAATACCTAAAAGAAAGAATATTATATTACTGTGGTACAGAAAAGTTTCATAAAACAGACTTTAACTGGTGGATACCAAACGAAGAATATTTTGATCAGAGAGGTATGTTTAGTGTTTACGATAATATTGATGATATTATCCGTAATGATGAACTTTTTGATATGGTAATTGATCTAAAAGTTCTTGATGATCTGAAATTTAGTCTAACCAGTCTATATAATATTGCTTACAATGAAAGCTGGGGTGATCAAATGAAGGTTATTATATTATCGACGTTTAGTCCTTATTTTGATATGGACACTTTAGTTTCAAAAGAAGATCGTGGTTTTAAAGTAAAAATTAAAAATTTTGATGAAATACTTTCAAAATATTTTGAGTGTGGTACTCAGGATGGGTTATATATAACTTACGATGAAATACTTTATTCTTTATTTTACGATACTCGTTGTATGAAACCTCCAGTGATTAAAGTAATAAATCGTCCAGAGAGAACAAAGGTTAATGAATTTTTAAACGAATACTTTATAGACAACGTTCATTAAACTATTTAGTTATTAATTAAAAATCTATATCCATTAAAAAAAATGGTATATGAGAAAAATTAATAAAAATTCAAGAAGAGGTGTAATAAATCTATTCGCCGATTTTATTCTAACTAAAATTGATAGAAAAGAAAATTCAATAATCCAGGTAACCGATTGTGGTCCCTTTGTTGTAATTAATGGTCAAACAACAACTGATAAACCACTTGACATCCCTAAAATAACCTCGGACTTCTTTGAGTGGTTCTCCGATATTTTAAATGAACTTGATATTAAATCATTTAATACTATAGATCTTATCAAGTATGATGAAGATATTAACAATATTGAGAAGGGCTGGGTTAATGTTAATAAATCTATTTTTGTTGAGGAACCGGAAAACATTCACCAGTTAGCAATTACTTCAGAATTTCCTTATGGTTATTCTATTAATTGTGGTAGACTTATGACATATTATTCACATTATATTTTTAACCATATGTATAGTTTACTGGGTGTTGATGAGGTTGATTTTTATTTCACAAAAGAAGAGGATGAAAATGAAGATTTTAAAATTAAAGTTGTCTCCAATTCAAAAATTAATTCAAAGTCAATTAAGTCTTTGATTCTTGATGTATTTTCCCTTGATTTAAGAGAGTTTAATGAAAAGATTAAGGATTATGATATTTTACAGGATATTCTCTTTCCAGATCAAGAAAAACCATATACAAAACAAGATATGTTAGAACACGTAATATTGTTTTAAAAAAAGAAACCCCACTTTATCGGTGGGGTTTTTTATTATCTAAATCTTTTCATTTCATAATAGTTTCCCATTTATTTTTTAATTCCTCAAACTCATTTCGTAAAACGGGTTCTTTAAATTGAAAGCCATTTGGGAATCCCATTTCTTTTAGGTCTTTATCTATAAGTTCCATATGTTGCCTATAAACATTGTTGTAAAGTTCTCTTTCATTCTTATTAATTCTTTTGGAGAACTTGATTTCATCTTGATAATATTTTTCAAGGTATTCC